ACGTAGGAGGAAAAAAATACCCATATACGCCAAGAGGAATGGCTATGGCTCGCCGTGCCGCTCGTTCTCGTCCAATGGCTCGTCCAATGGCTCGTCCAATGGCTCGTCCAATGGCTCGCCGTGCTAGCCCCATGATGGCTCGCCGTGTTCGTCCCATGCGAGGAATTGGTCGTGTCTAAAATAGACAAGAAAAAAATGGCTTGCAATAAGCCCCGCCGACAGACTTCGGGCGGGAAAAAGTTTGTTGTGAAAGCCTGCAAGGATGGTAAAGAAAAGATTATTCGTTTTGGTGATGCTAATATGTCAATTAAGGCAAGTCAGCCAGATCGCAAGCGATCTTATTGTGCCCGTAGTAGTGGCATAAAAGGAACTAAGGATAAGTTTTCTGCCAATTATTGGAGCCGCCGAGCTTGGAAATGCTAAATGCCTAGATATTCTTCATACGGACAAGCCGACTCACAGCAAATTGATGAATTTGATGCGGGTTTTTTTGGTTTTAATAACCGCTTTAGACCAGACCAGCTAAAGCAAGGCGTTCTTGCGGATAGTCAAAACGGACGCATGAACCTTAACGGTGAGTGGCAGGTTCGCAAAGGGATTGATGCCGTTAGTGGAGTATTAATTGAATCAGGAATTGGCATTACTTTGCCGTTTACTTTGAATGATGCTAGTCCTCCAACCCTTGATGATTCGGCTCAACCTAGAATTTGGGCTTCTTGTGCATTTTCAAACCCAATAGATACATCTGGTCAATATCTTTTGGTAGCCACTAATAATCGGGCAGTTGCTACAAATTTGGCTACTGGAGAATCTATTGATATTAGCTATCCTAATGGTTATGCGTTGGGTCAACTTTCTGAGCTATTACAGGCATTTAATCAGGTAATACTTTTTAATGGTGGTAATACTGCACTTATTTGGGATGGACAATTTGACGCTATTTTAGCTGGTTCATTTGAGATTGGTAAAAATTACACGATTGATTCTATCGGAACAACTGATTTTACTTTAATTGGTGCAAGTTCTAATACAGTAGGCGAGGTTTTTACCGCTACGGGTGCGGGTTCTGGAACGGGAACAGCATTTTCGGCTTTTACTAAAGCACCTAGCGGAAGTTATATTCAGCCAGTAAGACTTGGCGATGGCGGAAATAATACAGTTATTACGGATGGTGAGGCTACCGTAACATCTACGGCACACGGCTTATCTGTTGGCGATACTGTTGCGGTATTGGAGTCTAGCAATGATCTTGTTGTTGGCGAAGAATATCAGATCGCAAGTGTTCCCGATGCAAATACATTTACTTTTTATGTGCAGGTTGATGACGATACTTCGCATAACAATCATTATATAAAGCCAGTATCCAAGGGGATAGGATATATTCGTATGCCAGCACCTCCGTTTGGGGTGTATCATAGCGAGCGTTTAGTAGTTCCATATGAATACGATGTTGAAAGCTCCGTAGATACTTTTACTGATCGTGGCATCAAGGATCAAGTTATTTTTTCAAATGGGCTAGATGTTAATACCTATGATGATGTATTTAATCAGTTCCGTTTGAATGCAGGGACTGCTGATTTTATTGTTGGATTGCATTCATTTTCGGAAGATAAGCTATTGGTGTTTAACCGCAATAGCATACATATTATCGCTGGAACTAAAAATTTGAGTCAAGCCGCCGTGTCTTTGATTACTGACGAGGTGGGTTGTGTAGCACGAGACAGCATTGTTCAGGTTGGAAATACTATTTTATTCCTTTCTGACAATGGAATTTACGGAGCATCATTCCAAGATTTGTATAACCTTCGTGGTAATGAAATACCGCTTAGTGAGGCGATTGATGCAACAATTCAGGATATTAATAAAAATATTTGGGACAGATCATCCGCAGTTTATTTTGATAATAAATATTATATAGCGGTTCCTCTTGGTTCCAATTCCTCACGCAATAATGCTGTTATTATTTATAACTTTGTTAACTCACAATGGGAAAGCATTGATAGTGTAGATAATGATGAGTTTGATTTTGAAAAACTTGTTGTTGCTGGTGATGGTGAATTTAGGGGAGTTTACGCAGTTAATTCGTTTGGTGGAGTCCATAGGTTGGAAACAAGGCTGGATGGGATTGACCGTGTAGCGGCTGACGCATCTGCATCTAGCTTAATTACTACACACCAAATTCCAGCTAGCATGGTTACACGACAATATACGGTGGGCACGACTGATCGGAAGAAGTGGAATACATTTGAAATTACTACCGAATCTTCCCCAGAACGTGCTTCAGATTTTAGCATATCGGCAGAAACAGAGAACATTGATTATAATTTGAATCTTGGTTCCCTTTCTGACCGTTTGGGCGGCAGTCCTCTTGAAGCTAATGAAGATGTTTCCATTCGTGGTAGAATAGGTAACACAAGAGCTTACGGAATACAATTTACAATTAATAATACCTCTGGGCGACCCCGACTTAGATCATTTAAGGCAACGGGTGGCATAGCCTTTCAATCTACAAATAAAGCAATCTAATGTCTATATTATCAGTTCAAACCCCATATGTGGATGGTGCTACGGTTACATCTACAAATCTTAACGCTTTGGTTACGGATGCGTCCTTTACATCTTCGGCAGTAGATAACAGCACTACTCAGATTTCTGGAACAGCTATTGTTGTTCGTGACGGTGGCATTGATAAAGATAAACTAGATACATCTATTAGCGGTATTATTGAGCTTGTTGGCACTTCTTATTTAGGTGCTGATAAAACGGGCAATACTCGTGGATCAAATGCCTTGGATATTCAGTCCTCAAGGAGCGTGAATACACAAGTAGCAAGCGGAACAGAGAGTGTGGCTATTGGTCTAAATAATACTTCCAGTTCTGGTTACTCATCTGCTATTGGTCGTGGTAATACTGTTAGCGGAGATGTAAATAATAATGCTATTGGAAGCAGTAATTCTGCAAGTAACCAAAATTCTTCTGCTATTGGTGAAGGTAATACATCTTCAGGGGCTTATAGTTCAGCCTTAGGAAATAGCAATACTGCTTCTGGGTATGCCTCTAGTGCGATTGGAAGCAATAATAATAGTTCTGGGCTTAATTCATCCGCCCTTGGTCGTTCTAATACTGCTTCTAATTATTATAGCTATGCGTTTGGTTTTGCAAATACTGCGTCTGGGCAAGAAAGTTCTGCATTTGGTAATGCTAATACTGCTAGTGGACTTTACTCTAGTGCATTTGGTCGGTCAAATAATGCTTCTCAATCATACTCCCTTGCATTTGGTAATGCTAATACTTCTAGTGGAGCTTATTCATCAGCTTTTGGTCAACAAACAACGGCTTCTGGAAATTATACTACTGCTATTGGGAGATACGCAAAAAGTACAGTAGATAGCACTACTGAGATTGGAAACTGGTCAGATACCACAAATAGAGCAGGTGCAATTCGTTTGCATTCAGACGGACAACAAGCCAGCACGATAAGAGATTCAGCATCTGCACCAACGGATGGCGGTGCTACGGCTGGCTCTGAAACAAACGGAACTCTTGCTCGTGGAATGTTTACCATACAAAAAAATGGCACGGCAGTAACACTTTACTATAATAATGCGGGAACCATAGAGTCCCTATCACTTGGAACACTTAGCTAAGATGAATACAATATACCAAAAAACCCCAGAGGAGCGTAAACTGCTTGGTTTCCAAAACTCAGTAAACGCTTACTACAAAACTCTAGAAATACATACCAAAAATCTTATCAGTATGTATCAGTCTGGAGATGATTATGACCTTGGATTACAGTTTATACAGAACTCATTGGTTCTTATTAAATCGTATGATGAGGAAAAATACTCTGAATTAAACGAATTACTGTCTCAAAAGATTGACAGCCCAGTTAGCGAATCCTAGATTCGTTGAATGGAAAAAATAATCTTTAATTGTTCTTTGCCAAAGGCGGGGTCTGAGTTACTTCAGGTTCTGCTACACCAAAATCCTAAAATTTACGCATCAACAACATCTCCGTTGTTGGAGTTTATGTATGCGGCTTCTGGTAATCTTAATTTGCCAGAGGTTAAAAGTATGGATCAATCTATTGTTACGCCCGCATTTATGTCAATGTGTGAAGGCATGACTAGGGGTTGGTATGCGAGTATTACCGACAGACCAATCATTGTTGATAAAAATCGTGGCTGGTCTCACTACTATCAAT